TGCCTATTTCGGCATTTTTATACATTTTATTAAATTGTTGTATATGTCTTTCTACTATTATTTTTTCATATGACTCTCCTAATTCTTCTTTCAGTTTTTCTTCTTCTTTTTGTGCTAATATTTTTAAATAATTAGCTATTTTGTCTTTTTCTAATTCGTTATATATTTTATCTTTATAATATCTTGGCATTGCAATTTTCTTATTATCTGGTATGTTTACATACATACGTTTTTCTAAATCTTTTTTGTGCCATTTAATCATTTGAGGTGTTATATAATTGTCTCCTAGTCTTTTTGACATTAAACTGAACTCTTTTTGTCTGTCATCGTTATAATGTAAAGGTATTTTACCCTTTTTTGTCATATATTTTAATGTATATCCTATTGTTGCTGCATTTACTTGTCCTATGTGTACTGAACCTAAATGTTTACCATCTAATGCCCATGCTCTTTGTATCATTTCTTTGTCTGCATTGAATAATATAATGTGATAATGAGGGCGCATCTTTTTAGTACCATATTCTCCACATACATAATATTTTAATTTATTGTGGGATAGTTTCCGTAATCTTTTAAAAAACTTTTGAATATCTTGTTTATCAAGATTCATAAAGCCTTTTTCTGTTATTGGTACATATTCCGTATCGTATGTTAATGTTACAAATAATGCACTACTAGAACGTTCGCCCTCTTTTATCAACCTATAACTCCATCCACTAGTCCTCCTTTTCATACATGGAGGACATTTACTGCATGGCACTGGTATGTAGTCTCCAGTGAACTTATCTTGTACATAAAATGGTGTTATACATTTTGTTGACATTAAATTCCCATTGGTGTTCCATATTTAGGCATTGGTCTAATAGCCTTAATTTTATTTAATACATGACAATATAATACATCTGTTGATGGGTCTTCTACTGCAAAAATCCTTTTTGTTGGGTCACATTCTACGAAATTACCATTTAAGTTAGGTTCTGTGGCAAATATTCGCCCTAAGTGCCAATAGTTAAGAGATGTCCTAAACTCTCCCGCTACTCTACTTGGCATGTATTTATATTCTGAATAACGTGGTACATAACCAAAGGTTTCTTCTGCATTTGCTGTATATGCATATAATTCTTGTTTTGCTACTTCTTGTTCTCCAATATTTGCAAATGTTGGCCAGAAATAATCTAATGAATCTTTCTTTAAATATGTACGTGGTATACCTTGTTGATATGCTGTTTTTGGCATTACTGACATGATACCAATAATGTATCCATGTTCTTCACAATAATAACTACCGCTTTTTCCACTTGTTACACTTATTCCATGTCCAGCCATATTTCCTTGTGGTAATCCTCCTTCTTGTCCAGTTGTATTTAATACTTCTGATACTACTACTGGACTTTTTACTCCAGTAATATATTCAGGTCTTTGCAATCTTTTATCTGAACTTCTTACACCAAAATGTGTAAGAATATTCTCTATATATCTTGTACCGCCTCTAGCATTTTTTTCTAACCACTCTTGTAATCTAAATGCTCTACGTAGATCGTTAATTGTTGTTGCTTCTATACCTAAATCTCCAGTCTTAGCAATCATTTCTGGTGTACCAACAGTATTTAATCCTGGTGTACTTCCTATTGTTGTGCTATTTGTTCCATCATATGTAACTTGAGTATTTGCATTTTCTAGTGAATTCCATGTAACTGCTACATCGCTATCTAATGCTCCAATTGGAATGTCTACTGCTGCTCCTTTTTGTGCAAAAGGTAATGATGCTGTAAAATAATCATGTTCCCATGCTCTTTTTCTTAATAATAATAAATCATTAATTCTACCTATTGATGTTGCATTATTTCCATCTGTTAATTTATAATCTATTGGTGCTATTAAATTTTGATCTCTATAATATTCATTATAAATACATTGGTATGCTGCAAATGGTAAAGCGCTTACTACTGCAGATGATGCAGGAGATGAAGGAATTGGTGGCACACCCATATAATCCATAAATTTTAAAGATGGTTGTAATGCAGGTGTAGTTGCCCATGAATAATCATATTCGATAACTGGAGCTACATGTACGCTATTGTGTTCTGTTATGAATTTTTCCCAATTTGACCATAATATTCTATTTGGTACAAAGAAATAATGCATAGTTACATCCATTCTATGCATAACAGGAGCAATCATTGGTGCGAATCTAATAAGACTTTCGCATGATAAGTCAAACTTATCTCCTGGTACTGCTTCTAATGTTAAAATAGGGGTTAATTGACCCATATTTGTTGATAACTTTACGTCATGTGTTAAATCAAAGACGTTTTTTTTCGGTTTGTTCAGCTGAATGCTGTTAAATAAATTTTTTCCCATTGTTTTTTGTTTATAAGCGAATTCCTCCGCGTGATACATAATATGTTCTTTTTACTTTTGATGACCTGTAACCACCTTTTTTACGGCCATAAGAACGACGGCCTCCGCTGTAACTCTTTCTTTTCATGTTGTTTTTTTTAATTATTATTTGTTTGAATTCCTATTGTTAATGCGCTTGAACGTTCTAATAATTCCAATGCTCTTTCTAATGTTTGATTTTTAATTATTACCATTCCTCTGTAATATATACAAAATATTCTCATATTATCTTGGTTTTAATAATGAAGAAGCTCCTATTTTTAATAAATCTGATATAATATTAGGATTTAAACCTAAATTATTCTGTAAATCATAGGTATATTTTTTAAATAAATTTTCTATATCTTGTCCAGATATTTTTGCTTCTATTAATTTTGTAGTAGCTTTTTGTACAGCTATTTGTTGTGGTGTTGTTAAATTTTGATAATATCTATTTTGAGTCATTGTTTTAATATCATTACTTACTTTATCTCTTAATAACGGATTCATTTGTTGTTTATTGCTTATATCTTCCATAATACTATCTACTTGTTTTCCCGTTAATCTACTTCTTTGAAATCTTTCTTCTGCTATATATGGAGATTGGTCTATTAAATTTTGATTTTCTAATGATTTACTTTTTGTTTGTTCTCTTAATAGTTCTCCAGCTTGTTTATCATTTGATAACTGCTGCTCTTTTAATTTTAAGTCTATATAATTGTTCATTACTTGTCCTGTGTTTTGTAGTTTTGGTGCTACAAAGTCAGGTTGTTTCATATCGGTACTTCTAATTGTTGGTGAATTAGACATCTGCCCATATATCAAGTTTGGGTTTAACCCTGCTTCTTTATACCTCTGCATCTGTTGACTTGGACTATTGTATTTATTTTGTTTTTCCCAATCTGCTAATGCATCTGCTCTTTGTCTATCATACATTTGTTGACTAAATTGCTTGTTTTGTGCGTTAGTATATAATGTACTACCGGTATTTACCAGATCTGTTATTGCTGGTATTGCTGCTGCTGCTAATGCTAATGGTATTGGCATGTTTTTTGTTTTTTTAGTTTTTAATTGACTTTAGCTATTTAATCGCTTTTATTTTTTATTTTGCGTCCACTGCGTTACCTTTTTTTTATAAATATAGCTCTTTTTTTTGCTTTAGTGTCAATTAGCACTAATATATCAAGAAATATTAGTGCTTTTTGTTTCTGACGCGCTGCGCTTGTCTTACGCTGAAAGCGACACCAATGTTAAATTGGTGTCTTTTCAACGTCTGTTTTTAAGTTATCCACAGTGTTTTCAACATCTTGTGGTTTTTTCCATTGGCGAGACTTAAGGCTCTCCACTTCTTGTTTTGTTTTCTCTAGTAATTCTGCTCTTTCTACTAAATCAAGTGTTCTTGGGTCTGGCATGTAGAAATCTTCTCCTTCATATACTGGTGTAAATCCAGTTACAGGCAATCCTCTTGTATATCTATCTACTATTGTTCTTATTGACATTGTTTGGTCTGGAATTGTCATTGAAGGTAATGAATTTACCTCCTCTTGTATCTCTGTGTAATCGTAATTTAACGAATTTTTAACTTTCATAATGTATCTTTTTAAATTTGATTTATTCATATTGTCTGCCTATTTCGGCATTTTTATACATTTTATTAAATTGTTGTATATGTCTTTCTACTATTATTTTTTCATATGACTCTCCTAATTCTTCTTTCAGTTTTTCTTCTTCTTTTTGTGCTAATATTT